GAGTTAATTAAATTTATTAAAGATCATTTTGAGTTACCATGAACATTTTTATTATTGGTGTTGGTTGTGGCATATTTGCCACAGTGTTGGAAAAATTCGGTTATAATAAGAAAACCATGATGTACTGGCTTTCAACGTATGCGTTGTTAATTGCTCTAATCATCTATTATTTTTAGGAAAATCAAATGAAAAAACTCTTATTTACTTTATTGTTTTTACCCACAATCGCTTTTGCTGGTATATTTTATATACCCAATAATGCTGGTGGTGAGATTGTCATTACAGACAGGAGTTGTTATGACAGTTCTGGTACTAATCACAAATATCTACGAAGCGCATATGCTTGGAGTCCAGAAGGACATGTTATCAGAGGTTGTTGGGGACTAATTGATGGTAAAGTAAATATAATTTTTGAAACGGGTGACGAAAGAGTTTTTGCTCCCGAGCAGTTCTATGAGAAGAAAATCGAAAGAAAACAAAACAACAAATCTGAAACTGTAACTTTCTAATGAGAATACACAGAAAACAATTGTCGTTGGTTGCTGTAATATCATTTGGTATCACCACAACAATTGTTTTTCCAATCCTTATGTTCATATACACAACTGTAGGTTTAATTTTTTAATGAGTGAGAATATGCTTTGGCATGAAGTAAATTGCAAACATGAATGGATGACATATGGTAAAATGGATATTTGCCTTATGTGTGGTACTGTAATTGAGACATGTAATCACGAATATATGACAGACAACAATGCTACAATTTGCGTAAATTGTGGCGAGACAACGGAGAATAACAACAATGAGTGATGGCATCAAAGCATGGCATGAGGAAGAGGAAGAAGCCGAACATCAGAAAAGACTGACAAAAATAAACAAGAAAACAGACGAAGAAATTTTGGAGTTGTTTGAAACTATCAAACAACAATGCGAATCTTTTATCTCTACAAATCCATCTTTAACAAAAAAACAATGGCATAATGTTGAAGAAATTAACTATGTCATCAAAAAAATATTTTACGATTAAAAATTATGTACATGTTTGATATTGAAACAACTGGTAAACAATCAACTTCAGCTATTTTATCCTTTGCTTGCATTCATTTTGATGCAGATGAAGAATTGACTCACGAAGAACTTAGAAAGAGAGCATTTTTCGTTAAGTTGGATGCCAAAGACCAAATTAAAAGACTGAAAAGGTCTATCACAAAATCATCTTTGGAATGGTGGGCAAAACAATGTGAGAATGCAAAGAAAAAATCTCTGTATCCATCCAATAATGATGTTAAACTTGAAGATGGTCTGGAAATGTTCAGACAGTGGGCAAAACAATTTGATGATTATAATAAAAGCTGGGTTTGGGCTAGAGGAAATCTAGACCAGCTTGTGTTGGATTCGGTTGAAGAACAATTACAAATTCAACCAATTTTAACTTATAATCGCTGGCGTGATGTTCGAACAGCAATTGATTTTTTGTATAATGTTGATAGTGGTTATATTGAGGTTGAAACACCACCATGGATGGAAAAGTTTGACCCAGCATTACATATCACTAAACATGATCCTGTCGATGATTGTATCTATGACATAATGATGTTAAAATATGGAAAAAAACATGAAGACACAGATGAGTGAAGCACTTGATAAGTTGTATGTTGAAATGCAAAAAGATAAAGAGCGAAAAGATTATCTTTTGAAGACTTCTGATTTGTTGGATGACGATGGTTACCCAACAGAAAACGCACTGGAAATTATTCGTCTTTGGGATTGGAACGACCAAAAAGGTTGGTTCGACTTTATCAAATCTATTTGGTGGCATCCAAGTTGGGGTTGGTCTGAAGGTGATGAAATTCATGAGTATCAAATAGATGAAATTGTATACCGATATAACATTTCAACCGGTGGTTGGTCTGGTAACGAATCTATTATCCAAGCAATGGAACAAAATAAAAACATGTTGTGGGGTTTAACTTGGGTTCAATCGCGCCGCGGTGGTCATTATATTTTTGAAATTAGGAATATTGAAGATGAATGATTTTATTTTAGGATTTACCGTTGGTATTCTTGCGATTACTTGCGTTATTATTTTGCTTTGGGCAGGTGGTTATTCGATGAGAAGTGATATTATGCTGGAAGGTGGTTTTACTTCAGCAACTGGTGTAAAATATACATGTAATGTAGAATCGAAATGAAAAAATATACCTTTGTTGAAATGTCGGAGACTGGTGCTGCTATTGATGTTATTATGACAGAGCAAGAAATAATCGACTATTATTTTGACTATTGGTCAAATCAGATGAGAAAAGTTGGTAAAGAGAATATGATTTCAAATGAAAGATGTATTGAAGATTTTTGTGCTGTTCATTGGGCTACGGAGATAAAATAATGGGTTCTGGAGATAGAGTAATTTTTGGTATGCATAGTGATACAATCGGTCTTGGATTGTATTTTTCAAGATTTCCATTTGAGTTTACTATTAATGGAACTCTTTTGATGTTCTACTTTTCTATTGGATTTGGTAAGGGATATGATGAGAAATAAAATTTCTGAGTTGTTTGATGTTTTTGTGTTTTCTGTTTTGTTGGTTGTTACGTTGCCACTGACTTTTATTATATTGTTTCCCGTCTTGTTTGGTCGTTGCATGAAGAAATTGTATGGAAAGATTGTAAGTCGTTGATTTCATTGAGTTTTTAGTTCTTGACTTTTACCATAAAAAGAGTATAATATTAATTATGGTGAACGAATAAACAAAGGATACATTATGACCAAGCAATTTGATAACCTCTTTTCTGAAATTAATGCAATACGTTCTGCTTGGGATTGTGATTTTCTGGATGCTCTGGCATTCATTCAAAACAACTTTGTCGAATATGTTGACACTCCCGTGGAAAAAGAATTTCAAGATTTCATGGAGCTTGGTCGCCGTATGTTCGAACCCACGATTCTTTAATGAAAAGTAAAATGGTTTTACAAATATTGTTGATATATAATGAATGAAAGAAAAAATCTGCCCTAGATGCCAAACTAAACATAAAAAAAGGGGACCTTACTGTTCTAGGTCTTGTGGTAATGTTCGTGTTCATAGTGAACAAGACAAAAAAATACGAAGTGAAAAGCTGAACGCTTACTATCAAACACCTGAAGGTGCAGCAACTAGGGCAAAACAATCTAGTGTTCTTACCAAAATAAATCTTGGGCTAGAATCTACTCATGTCAGCCAAGAAGAATTTGCAGTAGATATCCCATCAATAACAACTTTAGATGATTATGAAGATTTGCTTGACGGTTTCGACCAAGCATCAGACTGGTAATCATTTCAAATAATCTTGCATATTATACCAATTAGTGTATAATGTTTATTATACTGAACAGTAGAGCGATAAGCCGCGAGGTGGGCTGGAACTACCACACAGCCAAGACTCGCACAATTGAAGAAGCGCGGGCGGCATATAGGGCTGCGGCCAAGTATGCCTAACGCTGAGGTAAGGGACGGCGCTTGCGTCGAGTCCTCTGTATCGTAGGGTTGGGCCACAGGAGGTGAAAAGATGGGAAAGACAGCTTGTATTTTAGTGGGGGTCTTAATCGCTGGTGTAGCTGGCGCGGCAGCATGGTTTCTCGGAGGCCCGTTTGCTGGGACGCTGGCAACCGCCGCTTCATTCGGCATCGGGTCGATAATGATGATGGTGTGGGAATCACAGGGGCGGACGTGATGCCCAACGTACAGAGCTAAGGGACCGGCTGCGCGGCTTTTCGCGCAGTCCGCGTTGATGGCTGGGTTAGTCCAGAAAGGAAAGAAGATGGATATTACAGAATTACAGAATATAGAAGTCGATGGGGTTGATACGAAGGATTATCCAGACTTGTGTGATGCGTTTATAGCCTACGCAGAACACAAAGATGGAACACCATTGACTGATAAAGAGCTTGATGAGATTAACAACGAATACGGCGATTTTGTGCATGAAAAAGCACATGAGTCCTTATATGCCTAACAAGGAGTTAAGCGGGCCGCTTTAGCGGCTCCGCTTGGACGTAGTGTTAGAGCGCTGGTAACTACGGAGACGGATATGGATGATGAAACGCTGCTGGCATTAATGACGAAAATCGACCCAATGACCGCGAGGGTGCCGCCAGGAATACGGCAGATTGTTGATGCCGTTATTGCCTATGAGCGCGAGGCGTGCGCGAAGGTGTGCGAGGGGAAAGATGAAGGCGCGATTGATGGCCTGAACATTGGCAAGTCTTTTGCCTATGCAATCAGGACGCGCTCTAACTACCCAGATAACGCGCCGCGCTAGCGGTCCGGTTGACCTGAATGTTAGGCAAATTTTGAAAGGAAAGAGAATGGTGTACTTTACATTGGATGAAGAAAAGGCGTTTAAGAAACTGAAGGTGTTGCAGGAAATGCTGGCAGAGCAGGAGTTTCACGAAACCCCCTGCCCACTGTTAGCCTCCCAACTAAACGAGGCATTCGTGATTGCGGACAAGTTTATTTGCGCGGTGCGCGAGCTACAACAGGGCGACTTCAATCGTGCCTAACAATGGCAGTAAGGGGCCGGAGCGTAGCGACGGTCCCGCTTGACTAACGGGTTATGCAACATTTTTAAGGAGAGAGCATGGCAGAGTTTAAGCGTGAGCGCAGGTATGTTGTGTTGAAAATTGCTGACATTGAGGAAGCATTGAACGACGAGCAGAAACGACTGCTCGATTACCTTTGCAGCCTGACGGAAAAACACCGGACCATGAAAGGAAAAGACTTATTGGAGTGCGTGGTAGTGGAAAGCGACTGGCCGGAGTACGAACCGACCTGGGCGGCGATACAGGCCAGAATGATGGGGCATAACACGTGATAGACACCTTCACAGGTGTCATATCGGATATTGACCGGGTTTTATACCTTATAAGGAAACCATGAAATGACTGACCGCGAACTGTTGGAGCTTGCTGCGAAGGCTGCTGGTATCGAGATAGACAAGTCACCTTACAACGGCGGTGGATTAGGAAATACAGGGTTCGACTTGCTGGGAAACGCAGTGCTGGACTGGCATAACGGTACAACGTGGAATCCCCTCACCGATGATGGCGATGCGCTGCGGTTGGCGGTGAAGTTGGGGCTTGATGTTCTTCAAATCAAAGAAACGAAGTTCGTTAAGGTTGAAGATTACTGGGCACAGGCTGCCATTTCTGAACCGCACAATAACGACCCTTACGCCGCAACCCGTCGAGCTATTGTTCGAGCCGCTGCTGAGATTGGAAGGAACATGAAATGACTGACGAAGAATTCTTGAAGCTGGCGCGGGAGTGTAGCGGGTTTGTTTCCGTAGCCGGAACTTACACATTTCAGGACACCGAACAATTCTTAAATCTCTGCCGCGAGATTGAGCGCAGGGCGTTGGAGAAGGCGGAAAAGAAATTTGAGTGGTTGGAAAGTAATCTGTTTAGCAAGCAATGGAACGGCGTATTGGGTAGCGGGAGCAAGGTTTACTGGTCGATACACAGCGGGCATCGCCACATCACCAAAGAAATGAACGGCGACACATTATCAGAGGCGGTTGACCGCGCAATGATTAAGGAGAAGGAATGATGGACAAGATTGAACGTGACGGTATGGTAGCGGTGTTGGTATCGCCCGGTTACGGTGCGGGTTGGAGTACTTGGAATGATGATGAACACCGTGCCGTTCTTTGCATGGACGCAGACATTGTACAAGCCGTGTTAGATGGTGACCACAATAAAGCCGCAGAGATTGCTGTGCAAAAGTGCAATATATTATACACCGGCGGCGCAAACCAACTTGTTGTTGAGTGGGTGAAAAAAGGCGCGGTTTTTGAGATTGATGAATACGATGGCTACGAGGCATTGTATGTGATTGGTGGCCGCGACTATATGGTGGCCTAATACCGGGAGAAGGAATGACATACGCGCAATTTCTAGCAGAACTTTTGTGTATTTGGTGTGAGTGGAAGTTGATTGAGTAGCAAGAGAGATGATCTACGAGACACCACAGACCACAACCGAAGCCGCTGGCGGTCCGGTTGACCGGCGAGTTAGAACAACAATTGGAGAAAAGAAAATGTGGACTCGATTTATGGATATGCACAGTGGTGGAAGCCAAAAAGAAGCGTTCGACTACTGCTACATCGAAGCGCCGGAAGGTGAAGCGAAGAAGATTTTTTACAACCGCTTTGGACACAACCCGGAGCGTGTGACTTGCACATGCTGCGGTAACGACTACAGCATCAGTGAAGCTCCTACGCTTGAAGAAGCCTCGGCATATTACCGGAATTGCGCCTACGAGGACGGGAAGTGGGTAGAGAAGCCTGACTGCCGATATTCGGCAGAGAAACTTATACCGCTCTCTGAGTACGTGAAACAACCCGAAGTTCTGGTGATCTACATGGCCGACATAAAACCGGAGGAGCGCAGCGGTGAAGTTCCGGAACAGGGTTACGTGTGGGTCTAACAGCGAGTTTACGTGCGCACCACACGAAGGAGGTAAAGATGGAAAAGGCGATTGAACATACTCAAACAGTGAACGAAGCTGATGGCGGTGCGGCCGCTGTAGAACGTGATGTTATGAGGCGTGTTCGGGTTCTACCACGACCAAACAGAGCGGTGTTGTTTATGCGCGCTGATGGCTATGCGATATGCCCTCAATGTAGGGGGAGCGGCATAGAGCCAACCGCTGCAACCACTGTTGTTGAGTGGTGCAGAAATTGTAAAGGGCAAGGGAAGGTAAGAGCCTCATAACATTTAAATTAAGCGGCTGCGAAGCAGTCCGCTTGGATGCCGTGTTAGGCACGGCTCTAAATAGGAGAAGGAAATGGACGAAACAAGAAAACGGATAGAAGAGGTTGATACCGAACGCGCCGAACTGGATGCAATTTATAAGATGCTAAGAACGGCAGGGATGTATGGATTGCAGGAGGAGGTTATTAATGCGTTTGGATCATACAGGGCGGCCGGCGACGATACGCAAACGGCAGCAGCAGCGGCACTGTATGATTGGGATTTGTGAGTGCCTAACGCTACTGAATTAACGGGCGAGCCGCTTGCGGGGCGTCCTGGTTGAGCGCCGGGTTAGGCGCAGGAGACAGCATGACCAAGGAAGAAGCAGAGAACCTAAAGACGTTTGAGAAACAATGCACCTGCGGCGGGTTTGCATGGCAGATGAATGGACGCCCGCAAGAACAGCCGCACATGGCATGGTGCCCCCAATACGACGAGTATGAGGAATGGTATCAGGCTCTACATAGCCAGGTGCCCAACGCCATTGAATTAACAGGCTCGCCGCTTGCGGCGAGTCCAGCGACCGGAGGGAGCGATGTTGAATGAATTGTTAGCCGACACGGCCGGCAAGGAGAAAGAACAATGTTTGTACGATGGGCACGGCATGAACGAAGAAAATGCAGAGTATTATGCAAAACAAAGAGCCGAACGCTCAACGGGATGGCCTGGCCGATGGCGCGGCGGAGCCGAAGGAAATGAATGATGAATAAGAAAAAAATAGCTAAACTGGTTTATTATAGTTGTGGTTTTATGTTTGTGCTTCCTGCTTTCTTTTTTGTTGGATTTATTTTTTGGCTTTTTCCTGCAATAATGTTGGGAGCTACCATATTTTTGTTGGTTATAATTGGCTATGTGTGGTCTAGTTCTGTATTAGATGGAGATTAAAATGAAAACACTAATGTACCTTTGTGAAGAAGCAAATCTGGATTCCGAACTACCAGAAGTAAAAGAATTCTTGCGCTTGCTTGAAAAAACTTATGTGTTGGACTCAAACTGGAAATTGATTCTGGATGAATGTCGTGAACATTTCGGTAGAACATTCATAAACGACAAAAACGAAGAATGTATTTTTGATGGTGTGATTTGTGCTGCTGATGATTATTATTATGTTTTATTTAACAACGTAACAAGAAAATATGATTGGCTTTCTTGTGTTGGAAATTTAGATGCTTGGGACCTAAAACTAAAATGAATGATTTTGTTAATTTAGCTATGAAATGTGGTGCATTGGTCGCAATGGAAGATAAACCAAATGCTGAACCCGTGAACATTGATTTTGAACCAAAAGACTTCGCTGTTTTTTGTGATGCTATTCGCATTGAAATGCTGGAACAATTGATGAATGAATTGAAAATAAGTTATAGTTATTCTGAAGCAATGGACGAACAACTATTGTTTGCAGAAAAGTTTCTTGGTGAACATATAGAAAAACTATGCAAAAACTAAGATTTAAAGACAAGATTTATCTGGTCGGCTATAATTACGCCGATAGAAAACAAGCAAAAAGTATTGTCTACCATCAAGCACAATACAATAATGGTAGAGTTTATTTGTGTGATTGTTGTCGAGACTTTCGCATAGGTAAAAAAAGAAAAATGTGTGGTTTTCGCAGTATAAAAAAATCAGGTAATCGATTCAGATAATTACAAAGGATAATATCATGGGTACGAATTATTATGTTGTGAAAAATAAATGTGATTGTTGCGGTAGAAGTGACGTTGAATATCATATTGGTAAAGCATCATACGGCTGGGCATTTTCGTTTCAAGGATATTCATGGAACAAATTGACTAGCTGGAGAAACTGGAAAGAATTTTTGAAAAATCAAATCATCGAAAATGAATACGGTGAACGAGTTGATTATAATTGGTTTGTCGAAATGGTAGAAACATATAAGTCTCCCAACTTTAATGATAATAAAAGCCATAATGCAGAAGGTATAAAAAATGGCTGGTATTCTTCAGAACACGATTGGGACGATGAAGATGGGTATTCATTCACGAATAGAGAATTTTCGTAAAGTATAATTACCTGCTTGTTTCGTGTGTTTGTGTATAATGAATGATATTGTAATTGAAGGATATTATAAATGAGTGATAGGTTTGATCTAGAACAACAAATACTGGATTGTTGGAAAATAACTGATGATATTGCTATGATGGAACAGCAAGGTGCTAACTTAGCCGATATGACCAGTTTAGCCTGCGTTTATGAGTTCAAATTCAAACAACTTTGGTCTACTTTTGAACATATGTGTGCCACCAGGCAGTTTAAGTGAGAATAAAATGAATAAAGTACCTGAACTAGAATATATTTTATTAAGAAGTCCGAGAACAGATAATGTTGGAAATAAAATTCCTGTAACTATATCTATGGTAAGGGCGTCAGAAACAGATTTGTCTGAGTATTCGTTTCTCGCAAACTGGAAAACATATGAAGAATGGGTTCCGACAAAAGAATTACATTTATATCAATTGGCGCAGAAAATGAAAGTAAATGAATGAACGAACGAATTAAAGAACTTGCTGAACAGGTTGATTTGGTAATCAAGAAAAGCAATGGAAATGATTTTTGTTTTGTAGCAATATTGCTCCAAAATTGGAAAAGTTCGCCGAATTGATTGTTCAGGAATGTATCGAAATTTGTGAAAACAAGACCGACCATTTGGATCGTAAAATGTTCGAAGTATGTCGAAGAATGATTAATCAATATTAGATGTTCGTGAATATATTAAAAAAAGGAAATATAACTAATGAATAACTATGTAACACATGCAATGCAGGAATTTAAAGCTGCTGGTTGGACGGATGATTCTGGTAAATTCGATGATGAAATGCAGGAGATGATTTGCAATCATGTATTGAAGTTACTTGATGTATTTGGTGAAGAAGGGCATTCTGGTTCTTCTGCACCGTATGCTATCAATCTATTTGAAAAACTAGCCAAATTTGAACCAATTGCACCATTGACAGGTGAAGACTGGGAATGGACCGAAGTCGCTGATGGTATTTTTCAAAACAAACGATGCTCACATGTATTTAAAGACAAAAACAAATTCGATGGTCATGCTTATGACATTGATGGGATTGTATGGTGGGAATGGTATAAAGATGAAGCAACTGGCGAAATGCGAAAATCATACTTTACTGATTATGAATCACAAGTTAAAGTAACATTTCCCTATACACCCAAAACAGTTTACAAGGAGAAAAAATGATGTATAGAGACTTTAAACAAAACAGTAACGTTTCAGCAGGACCTGATGTGTCGAGAGATAATTATCGCTATGAAGAAACAGCAGCACCCGCTGACATGCGAGAGTCCATTCTGCAACAAATTAATACCAATGGAGAAGGGCTTGCTTATCTAGAAAAAGAATTGAACAATCTCATTGAATTTCTGCGCCCTCTAATGATTAATTATGCTGTTACAGCAGAAGTAGAAAAAGGCTACCAAGTTCCTGCTAGGTCTGAAGTATTGAACGAACTAAACTATCAAGCAAATCATATCAAGCAACTAATTGAGCTTGTATCTGAAACCAAAGACAAAATACAACTATAAATTATGGAAATTCATATCAAAATACAGAAATCTATTCTAAAAGGGAATATTGAAGAATATGTTGAAGATATTCTTTTTTCATATAATGAAGAAGTCGTGAAACTAGCCAATGTACTATCCAAGGAAGAAATGATTCGACAGCTTATGCAAGACGAAGAATTTTTGAAATCGATAGAAAAGAACTACAAAGCAAACGCCGAATTCTTTGATGTATTCTATAATGCTGTAAGAACTTCAACATGCAAGACAGTAAAAGCATATCAAGCAAAGTTGGAAAAAGCAGAGAGAGAATATATGGCTTCATACGAAAAACAAAGAAAGACGGAACAAGCTATCGCTTTTCTAAAACAAGAAGGCTTTACGGTGAATAAATCATGACTCCAGAACAATTTACTTATTGGCTTCAGGGCTATGTCGAGTTAGTAGGCACTCACCCAACACCAGAACAATGGCAGTCCATCAAGGACCATCTTCAGACAGTATTCACAAAGGTGACTCCAGTTGTTCAACCACCTTATATTATTCCGACAGAACAACAATTTCCTAATCCATTAAAGAATGGACCCATGTGCTAATGAAGCATGATGGGTAACTTCCACACCATTAAAGCATCATGCCCATTATGTAAGAGTAATAGATGCTCTAAAGCAACAGACCATATCAATACATGTTCAAATTTAAATTATGAATCAACCAGATGAATATGATGTAATTGTGGATATATTAACCAAACATAGGAATATACTAATGGATATGGTTAATCGTAATCTAAATTCAGATTATTGTTCCTTTAATATAATGGATGAGATAAGACTGAAACAGATAGATCAAATAGACCAGTGTATTTCCATGTGGAAAGAGCATAACAAATAGAACTTGTAAACGCACTATTTATACCTGTATAAAAACCAGTGTTTAGACTTGGTCTAAATGTTAGAACGGGTATAAACCGTTAATAAGCCAGAATACCACGGATATAATCGTTTCCGCGCAGATATAAACGTTTTTGAGCTAGTCCGAAGACCAACCTAGTTACTTGTTGGTTTCCAACTAGAAAAGTCTCGGTTATACTAAGATTTGTTCTTTTCTAGTATAACGCGGTACCTCACTAAACCACTGATTTTCTTGATGTTTTTTCTCTTGACAGGAACACGAATACCTGTATAATGGTAAACATGATGAAAACGAAACTTAAAGTAAACGACATAGTGCGAATCAAAGGTGCTCCTGAGGGAGACATTAATGAGTTCGCTAAAGTTAAATCTGTACTGGAAGATGGTGTTTGGATATCGAATCTAAACCAACCGTTTTCTGGTACTATATCTGATATTGTTCCATTTGAAATGGTGGAGAAAGTTTAATTATGGCTGATACCAAATATTCTTATGTTGTAAGTGCTTGATTTCATTGAGTAAATAGTTGTTGACATTATTACCAGGTTCTGTATAATAGTATCTGTTGAGTTAATTGCTGGAGCAGTAATAATGCATACTTACGCGGCGTTTTATAAAGGTCGGAAGATTGAAGTGAAGGCGACCACTTCCTACGAAGCACAACAGAAGGCGGCGAAGGAACTCAAAGCCAAGAAATCCTGGGAAGTGGCTATTGTGCTAGCCGATAAGGAGATTTCTACGGCTAGCCTGTAAAGGAGTTATGACCCAGGAGAGTCATAAACGGGGCAGTATAGTGCAAACTAAGTTGTGTTGAATCTTTCCAAAGTCGGCGAACACTTCATTAACAATACTTAACAAGCGAATAAGTGTAATATATTCTTTAAAGAGAATAATGCAAACTTATTCGTTTTAAGAAATATTAAAGGGCGAAACGATAGTTGCCCTAAGATATCACGAATGTTTATATACCCAACGGCAGCAAGGTGAAGTTGTAAATTAGGTTAAATCGTTGTTTTTATTGTGTTTTTTTCTCTTGACATTATTACCAGTTCGTGTATAATGGTATACATGATGAGAAGAAAGCGTAGCGACAGAAACTATATCATTTATCGGGTATCTTGTGTGGACACAGGTGACGATTACATTGGAGTGACGGTTGCTGTAGGTCGAGCATTCGTTAGGTCCGTCAAGGTGCGCTGGCAGAAACATGTTAGCCGCGCATTCAAAGAAAACAAGGAATGGAACTTCTGTAAATTCCTTCGTGACAATATTGAAGCAGAGTATCACTATGAGGTGGTCGAGGTGGTGCGTGGTCGTAAACCTGCTTACCAGCGTGAGCGTGAACTGATTAAGGAACATCAACCCTCTCTGAATACCTTCTAAGTGATTGATTTTATTAAGTAAATAGTTGTTGACAATTACCAGGTATCGTGTATAATGGTATCCATGATGACGAGTTACACAACGGAGATAAACATGTCTAAGAAATTTGCTACTGAGTTCGAAGAATTTGAACGTGCCCTTGCGCACGAAGCTGAAAAGGTTGCTGGCGAGGGCGGGAATCCCTATGCATATGTCGCAGGTTATCTTAATTCGGTTTTGTTTGCTGTAGCAGAAGGTAACAAGAAAGCGCGTGATACTATTAAATTTCATCTGGATGCCATGAAGGAAGCCGAATGAAAAATCTCAAGCTGAAATACTACACTGACCCTGGTCATGGCTGGCTTGCTGTTAAGCGCAAGCTGGTCAAAGAACTGAACATTCACAACAAAATCACTTTGTATTCCTATCAAAAAGGCGATACTGTATATCTGGAAGAAGACTGTGATGCTAGCCTGTTCATGGATGTAGCCAAGTCTGTTGGTTACGAAGTGCAGGTTGACCAGCGACACTACAATAAGACTCATCCGATTCGCTCCTATGAGTGTTATGTGGACGTGTATCCTGTATGAAAATTAAGATAGGTGAAGCCAATAATCTAATGCTTGACTATCTGGTTGCTAAGATTGATGGTATAGCATTGAGTCAAGCGAAATTTTCCTTTCAAATAAAAACACATGGCCATCTTATGGCACAACCTGGATTTGTTTATTCACCAACAAGTAACTGGGCGCAAGGTGGACCGATTATTGAGAGGGAAAGAATTGAATTAAATAGAGGCAACGATTTGTATTTTCCCTCAGGTAATGAAAACGGTGACTATTATGAACCGTTGTGGATTGCAGGAAAGTTGCATGGTCAAACCCCATTAATCGCAGCCATGCGCTGCTATGTTGCTAGTAAACTAGGTGATGAAGTAGATGTACCTGATGAACTGCTAAGTCATTGATTTTATTGAACATTTAGTTGTTGACATTAATACCAGTTCGTGTATAATGGTATTCATGGTGACGAGTTAGACAAATATGTATCGAGTTTACTACACCAATTTCCAATACTTTGCTGATGCTCTGTTTGAAACTTTGCAAGAAGCCATTCAGTTCGGCAAATCCAAAGGTCTGGAGTTTCAGGTTTACGAACCGAATAAACTTGTTGCTTATGCTGAAGGCTTTTCGTTGAATGTTCATTACGTTGACTAAGGAATAATTATGAATCGCTGTGGTTCTGTTTTTCGTGTGTATAATGAAGAAAATCGAGATCAAGGTCTGTTCCTGCTGGCTCAGGTCGCACCGTTCAAAGTATGTCTGGTTGGTCTGAATCCTGACTCTAATCGCTGGTCTGACCCGATTGAAGTGCAGTATACTGACAATTTGTCCAAACGTGAGATGCGTGATATTGGGCTGAACGAGAATTGCGTTTTTCTTGGTATCATGCAAGATGATGGTACTATTGCCTCTACTTTGAAAGCATTCCTTAGCTAAGTCATTGATTTCATTGAACATTTAGTTGTTGACATTTACCTATATCCAAGTATAATGGTACTCATGGTGAACGACAAAGGAAACAAAATGTACGAAGAAATCTTTGCTTGGAACTGGATTCTGGACGGCAAGTTTGTACAAGCCAAATATCTTGGCGAGTTTGATGTTTTCGGCAAAGTGGTGAATTCGCGTGTCGCGTATGGTGGTGGTCTGCGTTACACCATCGAACTGGAAACCCCTATCGAGGTTTTCGGTCGTGTTGCTGATACTGTGATTGTTCGAAGTGAAGAAATCACCAATGTTTATCGTGTAAAGAAGGTGGCTTAATATGTACCTGGTTATGGATGCTATCAAGAATCAATCGATTGCCCTTGCTAACTTTGCTGATGCAATTGATTATGGTGAGAAGTATTTCGACAAATTTGTTGTGATTGATGAAGATGAATACGTCATGTATGATTCCATGATGGATGAACTTGTAAACGAACTGACTGAATATACGGTGCAATAATGATTAAAGTCTGGGTTCTGGTGTTTTATATGGGACACCATGCCGCAGGTGGTCCTACTGTAATAGATAACATCGCCACAAAAGAGGAATGTGTCCGTATTCAAAAGATTATCAGTTACGACAACAGAAAAGCCAACTACTCAAAATGCATTCAAGTTGAAAAGGTGAAATAATGGAAATTACTAACAAAGAAGCCAAATTTATCTTCGACCGCCTGGCTAACGTTACTCTCGGTGAGATTCTGGATGCCGGCTTGGGTGACCTGTTTGTGAAACTGCTGGATGCTACCAAGAACTCCAGGACTGAGATTTATCTGAATGTGCCGGCTGGTAGTAGCACTGAGATTTATCTGAATGTGCCGGCTGGTAGTGTTGTTGATGCTATCAAAACCATTCGCGGTCTGACTGGTTGGGGGCTGAAACAAGCCAAAGACTGGTATGATAAAAACGACCCCAATCGTGAATATGGTCGTATTGGTCCTATCGTCACTCACGAATCCAAGCAAGAATTGATCAATCGTTACAGCCAATACGCGGCTGAATACTTTCGTGGTGGTAACAATGTGACCGTTGAAATCAAAGAGTTTTAAACGTAAGTCATTGATTTCATTACGTTTTTAGTTCTTGACATTATTACCAGTTCGTATATAATGGTTTACATGATGAACGAAACGGACAAAGTCATGATTACTCAAGTTGAAAATCTGACCATCGAACTCTGCAATTATCTTCGCGCCAACTATCTTCGCGCTGGTCACAACAATGATTTTGCTCCCACCTACACCTTCGTGACTGGTAAGAAATATCTGAAAGTGGTTATGAATGATCCTTCTGGTCATCGCTCGGTACATGCATTCGTTGACAAGAAAACTGGTGACCTCTACAAAGCTGCAAGCTGGGCTGCTCCAGCTAAAGGTGTTCGTTACAATCTGTTCAACGATATCGATAAACTTAAAGTTACCGCTGACTGGGCTGGTGGCTATCTCTACCGCTAATAGGAAAAAACATGGCAAAACATATTCACGCTGATCTGATTAAAGCATGGGCTGATGGTGCTGAAATCGAATATTTTGATCAATGTGATCAAGAATGGACTGTTGTTCGTTATCCCTCATGGGCAGAAGACATAAAATATCGTATCAAACCACCGAAACGCAAATCGAAAACGATTCGTTATGCTCTTTACATTTATGAAACACCGGACGGTCAATATCGTGTAGGTGTCTGGTATGATGCCGGTGTTGACGATAAAGCCAATGAGGGTAACCCCCTGAGGGGTGGTGCTAATAGTCTGGTAAAATGGATTCATCCGGATGAATTTCAAGAGGTACTGGTATATGAGTAACATTAAACGCGCAATCGAGGACATTATATACGATTATCTGGATGGGCTGACAATCAAGGAGATTGCAACCAAGATGGAGTTACCTGCTGACTTTGTTCGACAGGTACTGGATGGTTCTGCTCGCGCATATGAACCTGATATTTTTGGAAAAGTGAAATGAAGATTATTTTTGGTATCTTCCGTATAATCATCTCTTTAATGCTTTGGCCCATTCTTACTCTAGGTATTGTTGCAAAACTCTTAGTGTTTGCATTCAAGATTGGTTACGAGCAGGAAGCCGCGCGTATTCTTGAAGTTCTTTATGGTCCTGAAAAGTAAAGGAAATAAATGCTTTTATCATTAATTAAACATTGGGATAAACAAAGAGAAGTATTTGTCTATAAGATTCATTATACACTTAATAATGGTGCAGCGTACTATACACCTTACGTTGAAACCACAGACGAAAAACAAGCAAAACAATTTTATAAAGACGTATTGGATGGTTATCTGAATCCCACAACTGGTCTTTATGAAGTGTATATTGAATTCACGGACAAATGGTAATAACTTATGAACGATTCTACCTATGATGTTTATCTAGAACTATGTGATGAAATTAATGCTCTGGTTGCAGAAACATTGGATGAACTGGAGCCAGAAGAAGCTGAGGAAGTGCTGGAAAGACTACAGGAATCATTCAGATTTCGCAATATAAGTCATTGATTTTATTGAACAAATAGTTGTTGACTTTTACCGAAATATCTGTATAATGGTAACCATACTAACACAAACCAAAAGGCAACCATTATGCGTTACAAAACTTTCCAAATCCCCACCATCGAAGAACTCTGCAATCTGACCACCTATCTTTTCCGCACCTTTCACGACTACAAAGTGAACGAAAAGAATATCACCATTACTCTTACAGTCATCGAACTGAACGAAAAGGTTCTTAACCGCATCAAAGTAGCACAAAATCAGCTTTCCACTACAGGTGGACACTATTAATTAAACCATTGATTCTATTAGGTAAATAGTTATTGACATTTACCGAAATATCTGTATAATGGTACTCATACTGAAACGGAGAACATTATGGCTTACATGAACCAAGATCGAAAGAAAGTGATTGCTTCCAATCTGAAGCCTATTCTGAAGAAGTATTGCCTCAAGGGCACTCTTTCTGTTCGCAATCATTCTACCATCGTCCTGAATATCAAAGAAGGTGCGATTGACTTCATTGCCAACTTCAACAAAACGGCTGAAGAAAAACCTTACAATCGCCCTGCCGGTCCTGTCAAGGATTATATTGATGTAAATCCTTACTGGTATCATGACCACTTCTCTGGCAAGGCTAAAAAGGCTCTGGAAGAAATTCTGAAGGCTCTGAAATCTGCTGGTTGGTACGACAAATCGGACATTCAAACCGATTACTTTGATACGGCTTACTATGTTGACGTGAACGTGGGCAACTGGAATAAACCTTATGTGGTGACCAAATGAAGGACGAAGAATTCTTGAAGCTGGCGCGGGAGTTGGGAACGATGTCGCCAGAGCATGAGGACGAAAAATTCATCGTGTTCAGCGGCGCGATCATATTCCCAAACAGAATTACGTTCCTCTCCCTCTGCCGTGAGATTGAGCGCAAGGCGTTGGAGAGGGCGGCTGAGAAGTGCGCCGAGATTGATGGTGGCGAGAATGAGTTTAGCCGAGCTATCCGCGCAATGATTAAGGAGAAGGAATGATGAGCAACAAAGAACAGCAAACAAAGACTGATGGCGGATCGTCCGACTTGGCCGCCCTGTTCGCCGCTGCCGGAGTCTTCAAGGGACACCAGGGGCTTGTCGGGCTGCTGAATGCTGACGAGTTTTGGGAGAATCAACCCTACGGAACTCGACTCTACTACGGAGATGGGATTGCGGATTATCTGCACCGTGACGTGCTACGCGAAGCTGTGAAAATACTGGCGACTAACGCTGACGTAACCGGCCTTGCGCCGAGAAAGGACGACAAATGAACCACGAAACGCCGCCGGCGCAAGGTCCGGTTGACGTAAATGTTAGGGGCGAGCCGCAGGATGTTTCCATCAGGGTGATACTTCAAGGCGCTGTCCGCGTGAATGCGGCACACCTACATAAAGCTGGCGACGGTATCGTGGCCGTGTATGTGGACTTGCACAGCAAGCGTGCGGAATTGGCTTGCACCGGCAGTGGTGACGATGAACCGCCAAGCGTAACGCTGTGGGCAAACGACGACACGTTACACATAGACGAAACGCAACCCAAAGACGCCCCGACGACGTTTGAATTTCCCGATTACGTCGGATGGCGAGTCTTCGCGGCGGACGGTCCTAGTCGCTACACGCTGGCGATTTGCTTGGTGAAGGATAGTGCCTAACGAACAACGCTCAGGTGAGAGCGAAGGCGCAGCCGTAGCGAATCACCTGGAGCACCGTGTTGGGCACGAATGCCTGAGGAGAGATGATGAAAACGATGGATGAGGTTTGGGGCGATGGCAGCGACCATGAATGCTGCGAAAAATGCCACTACTGCATAACGTGCGGAGACTGTGCGCGGGACGGTTGCGGGGCGTTGTCGCCAGAGTTGAAAAAGGCCGGATGGACAAAAGACGGGAATGGCAAATTGGTTCCGCCACCCGGACATGTAGCGGAGGCATTGAGTGTGCCCAACGATGGAGGTAAGCGGAGTGACGACTAGGAGCGAAGCGACGACGGCGGCACGTCCGCTTGACCGACTTGTTATGCGCATTCGGCTGGCGATTGTGCGGTCTGTTTGCCGGGTGTTCCTGCCCCGCAATGTGTGGGTGGGGATGCACTTCGGAGCCTACACACAGAAATGGTCGGTGCATCTTGGGCGACTCGACAATCGAGGCGTTTTGCAAGGACTCAGCGACCGCGATGCAGGCGCATAACGAACGCAATTCAGGGGCCGCCGAAGGCGGTACCGCTGGAATGGAGGGTTAGAACCCATGCTGGCACGGCTGAAAAAGCAGTGGAAGGACTGGCAACGCTGGAAGGAGGCAGACCGCAGGGGATGGGGCAGCCTGGGCCGGATGTTTGCCTATGGGCGCGAGTGGAGCGATGCCAAATGGGGCCGCGAAATTCGCAGATCGAACCGGCTGTACCGGCTGACACGCGGGCATGGGAATCCGTGGAAGCCGTACCGTGGGTTCTAACACGCGATAGACACCATATCGGAAATTGGGCAGTGCTTTACACCTTATAAGGAAATGATTAAATGACTGACGAAGATTATCTAGAACTAGCCCGCGCAAGTGGCGCGCATGAAGTCTCTGATATTGGTCAATATGTGGCTATGATAGGTGAGTATTGCTTTACTCAAACCGAACTCCTAGCATATACCCGTGAGATTGAACGTAGGGTGTTGGAGAGGGAGAAGATGAACCAACAGAAAGCGCATTGCCCAGCACCGAAATGGAATCGCCATGATTAAGTAGAAGGAATGAAGCACATAACCATCAACCGAGCATTTATCGCTTTTATGCTTATCTACATTCCCATAGCTGTTCTTGGTTCAACCGAGTCATATTGGGAAGCATTAAAAACTCTTGTGTTTATTGCCTGCCTGATTGCACTTGGATACTACGAAGGTCGAGCAATGATTAAGGAGAAGGAATGATAGACTGGCAAAAAGCATTAAGTGAACGTGCTAAAACAATTAGTCGAAATGATGATGCAAGGTTAATACTTCGTGCAATACTTCGTGCAGCAGACCACATCCGTGAACTGGAAGCTGAACGTGACCAACTCCATGCTCTACTGACTGAATCATTGACTCATTTAAAAGTCACCTGTGGTGATTTGGACTTGCTGCGTAGAGTGGAAAAGGTGACCAAATGAAATTTAATTGTGGTAAATCACGAAAGGAAAGAATCGAAAGGCTAGAAAAGTGGCATCGATGGTTCGCATGGAAACCTATTAAAATTGGTCCGCAAGATTGCCGCTGGCTAGAGTTCGTGGAGCGCAAGGGTCACTACGCTTGCTTTTATGATGGTTGTTGGTGGAACTGGGTATATAGGACAATCGATGATACACCGAATGTGGATTAATCAACCCTCTGAATTACAGGTATACCATGCATATCATGGAAAAAATGTATTGGCCGAGGAAGAGAATGAAACGACAATGCGAGTATATTTCCTGGAAGGCAATATAATTAGTATGCAAATGGATAGAAATGCACTGAGTATGGGTTGGATTGGAATGGTCAAAAAAGAGCTAAAAAACAGCCACCAAAGGAACGTTAAAAGCAGACTACAGATGCTCTAATGATTCTTTGCTTTCAATAACGGACTTTCTAAAAAATTTTTTGTGGTATTTCCAAATCAAAATTCGAATTTTATATGAGAATGGTTCAAAAAAATTTTTTCCGGTAATTTTTCGGTGGAATACCTTTTTGTGTATTGACAGGTTTCTCATACACTTATATAATAGCGGTGTTGCGGTTTTTAGATAAATTATTATATTAATTAACTATGTTGTTTATTGCTTTGTGGTCTATCAGTGGTTTGGTTTTCAGTTTATTGTCTAGTTTCATTATAGATGGTCATATTTCTAGAATGGACATTGTTGTTGCTTTGATGATTGGTACTATACTTGGACCAGTGATAGGCTTTATATTGTTGTTTCATGTTGGAAATAAATTTGTACATTCCTTGTTTAATAAATGAAATGGAGTAGTAAATCATGATGACTGCTGGTGAATATTATATTGGTGATTTGTGTTATGTTATGCATGATGAGTGGGTTGAAGTTTGTAGGTTGACTTTTGGTGGCATGGTATCGTTGGATGGAGAGTTCAATCTATCTGATGGTCGTAGGTTTGCTTGTTATTCTACCATGTTTGGTGACGGTACTTATTATGATGATGAGGGTCGAGAATATCCAGTGGATGCTGGTTTGATTGGTTGTATTAAACTTTCTGATTTGAATCTGGAGAATCCTTCAAACAAAATTGAGCATGGTAATGTGGTTCATTTTGTGGATGACTTTGAAACTGGTTCAAATTTGGGTGTAATTCACTTTGATGAAATTACCATTGATACTGTTGGTGGTGAATACGATGACGAATATGATGAGGATGATGAGGATGACTAAGGTTGTAATTAATACTTGCTATGGTGGATTTGGTCTTTCTGAGGAAGGTGTGCGTGAGTATGCTAAACGCAAGGGTATTACTCTTTATAAAGAAAAAGATGAAAAATTTAATTTAACCGTTTATTGGACTTGCCCACCTGAGAAACGTGTGGGTATTTTGTCCCAAGCGGATTGGTATAATGCTACGCTTGAGGAACGAAAGAAATCCAATGAGGCATATAATAAATACACTTTGTATGACCGTGATATTCCTAGGGACGATCCTGATTTGGTTGCGGTTGTGAAAGAACTTGGAAAAGAAGCATCGGATATATATTCTGATCTTCGTGTTGTCGAGATTCCTGACGATGTTTCTTGGAATATCGAAGAATACGATGGTAAAGAATGGGTATCTGAAATTCACAGAACATGGTATTAAAATGGAAACCGACAAGACAAATACTCATGATGAAGTAAATTCTCGTTACGATGATTTGGTGGAAGAAGTGATTCGTTTAAGAAAAGAGATACAGGAATTTCAAACTGTAATCAATTCTTATACTGTTTGCCCTAATTGTGGTTATTGCCATTCATCTGCTAAATAATAAATGCAATTTCAATATAAACCAGTTCATTCGGATTTTGAAAAGATACTGAGTAATTGGTTCCGTTACATATACACAAACAAGCGTATCATCGATTGATGTTGTATTTTTACAACAAAATAATACTTGACAAATTACCTGGTTTGAGTTATCATAATAATGTTAAATGAAGGTATACATTATGAAAGAATCTCAAACCGCCAAGACAATAAAATGGATAGCAACAGGATTGACGCTTGCTGGTTCGTTGTGTGTTTCACTGAATATCGATCCGTTGAATATTATTTTATTGAATCTGGGTTCATTGCTGTTTCTGATATGGGGATTTCTCATTAAAGAAAAAGCAATAATAACAGTAAATGCTGGTTTGCTTTCAATTTACATTTTGGGACTTTTGTTGAGGATATGAAATGAAGGTTTTGGATGTTCGTTGGTTCTGCGGAACGACTAATGTTGGAATTGTTCGTGTTCAAACTGAATATGACGGTGTGAAATATTACGTTTCTGCTTTTGAACCATCGACTGAAAAAAATGATGCTGAGTTTATTGCAGCATGGGGTGCATCTTTTCCTAAGGATGCTGGTGATGTTTTGTTTGGTATTATAAAATGATTAAAGAATCTAGACTAAGGCGCAGGAATCATATTGCAAAAGATTTGCGCTCTCCTAAGTATCGTATGCGAGTTGAAGAATCTAAAAAGAAATACAATCGTAAATCTACGAAAAGGGAGTCTTTTTATGAATTTGAAACCGATTGAATATGATGGTATTTATTTTCTGCCCGATTATAGTGTAGTAAAAGAAGACGATGAAGAATTTGAAGTTGAAAATATTCGATTGATTTATTTCAACATCGATGAACAACAAAATATGAATCCGATTGAAGAATCGTCAATTGGGCACAAATGGCACATTGCATTTTTTGATGTGGATGAAGAAACAAATTCACTAAAAATTTCTGATAATTTTGAAGCAATTTTGATTGATCCAACCGTGTACATTAAAAACTTTGCTGGTATGTGTATGTATGGATTGGTTTTACGCAAGACAAACGAATCCAAACAATGGTTGAATGATTACCTCACTAGATTAGAAGAATCGCTTAAAATTAAGAAACTTAAACACTACGCAGAAAGTATTGCTGAATAACTGGAGAATATTATGAAATATATGATTGTGATTTTGGTGGTTGCCTTTATTATTGCAATGCCTTTTGCTATAATTTGGGCGTTGAATACTCTTTTTCCTGCTCTAAACATTGCTTATACGTTTCAAACGTGGTTGGCAGTTGTTCTGATTTCTTCTATTTTTCAAAAATATGAATCGAAAGCATCGAAATAAAGAGGTTTTAAATGGATTTTAAAGTAAATTTGCGCGATATCGATTTTTTCATTATTGAAAACGAAAAAAATTGGCTAAAGTCACATTTAAAAAAAGGAATTGTTCAAATTGTGTTCGAAAAAGCTGATGGAACGCTTCGTGAGATGAATTGTACGCTTGCTGAGAGTGTAATTCCTTCAGAGAAAGCACCAAAAAACAGCGGAAAAGCAAAAAATGATAATGTTCTAGCTGTTTTTGACGTTGATAAGAGTGAATGGCGCAGTTTTCGCTATGATTCAGTCAAAGAATTAAATTTTTCTATGCAATCATAAAAAAATATTTTCAAAAATATCGAAAAAAACGCTTGACTAAACAAAAAAATGCATATATAATAGATACTATGATGAAAACTTACAAACATTCCTCTTTAAGACTTTGTGCCATATCAACAAATGGGCAGGCCTCATATCGCCCTGAGATTGATAGTGCAAATTTTGTCTGGAAACAATGGGGTTTGTGTAATCTATAGTATATAATAGTTTACTAAACAAATACACAAACCCTAGAATGAGAAATCTTCTAGGGTTTTTTTATGCTCTTTAAAAATTTGGAATTCTGATGGCGTGTGGTGTAATTGGCAACACTACAGATTTTGATTCTGTCATTCTAGGTTCGATTCCTAGCGCGCCTGCCAAACCTAGGTTAGTTTAATGGTAAAACTCCGAGCTTATACCTCGGCTATGCCTCCAGATTAGGGGATGATGCAGGTTCGAGTCCTGCACCTAGGACCATATTAAAACATATTGCTGATGCCTCCGCGAAAGGATTCTAGATGTCTAGTAGCAATTAATAACGAAGTCAGCAGATGGGTTCGCTGAATGCAATATGTTTTAATATGGTTTAATGGAAACGTGCCAGAGTCCGGTTTATTGGAACAGTCTTGAAAACTGTCGGCCTTGAAAGAGGTCCGTGAGTTCGAATCTCACCGTTTCCGCCAATTTATGGAGCGTTGGTCGAGTTGGTCTAAGGCACCTTCCTGCTAAGAAGGCACTCGCGCTAAAACGTGGGTCATTGGTTCGAATCCAATACGCTCCGCCATGTATGCGTGTCCCGAAAGGCTAGGGAGCAGTCTGCAAAACTGTATCATGTGAGTTCGAATCTCATCGCATACTCCAAAAAACACTTGACAATAATTTTAAAAAGTGTATAATATGTTTTATTGATTGATTGTTCTTTAACAAAACAAAATTTGATGCACCTATCGTCTATCGGCTAGGACGCTGCCCTTTCACGGCGGAAAGAGGAGTTCGATTCTCCTTAGGTGTACCATACTAAAGCACATAAAGGCGAAGTAGCTATCGCCGATGTATTGGTTACAGCATCACCCTGTATAGAGTGAGAGTTAGCAGGTTCGAATCCTGTAAGTGTGCTTTAGTATGGTAATGCAAAAGGGTTCATAGTGAAACTGGTTATCACAGCAGACTTTTAATCTGCCAATTCCGAGTTCGAATCTCGGTGGACCCACCAAAACGATTTCGGGCCTATAGCTCAGTGGTTAGAGCAGGGGACTCATAATCCCTTGGTCGTAGGTTCAAATCCTACTGGGCCCACCAAATTCTACAATCCATGCATGAAGTAAAATAAGGCATGGCGAGTTAATCGGCATGCCTACGGTATGCTTTCGGTATCCGCGTTAGAGATACGGCTAAAGTTCGTAATGCTAAAGAATATATGGCCCGTTAATATAATGGTTATTATGCCACTCTGTCTAAGTGGACACAGCAGTTCGATTCTGCTACGGGTCGCCCTTGAGTTTTGTCGAGACTCAAACTCTTTATACATATTAATATGGAAAAAACATATTATACAATTTATAAAGTAACAAACAAGTTGAATGGCAAATTTTATATTGGAAGTCATAAGACCAAAAAACTTGACGACAATTATATGGGAAGTGGAAAATATCTTCTTTTCTCTATACGAAAATATGGATTGGAAAATTTCACAAAAGAAATTTTATTTGTATTTGATAATCCGAAAGAAATGTATGAAAAAGAAGCTGAGATTGTAAACTCAGAATTCTTAGTAAAAGAAAACACATATAATTTAAAAGTGGGTGGATATGGTGGTTGGGATTATATAAATGAGTCTAATTTGAATAATGCAAACAAAACAGCAGAAGCATTGAAAAAAAGTGGTTATATACACAAAAAAAGATTAGAGACTGATGAAGAATATAGATCACAACACATTAAAAGATGTTCAGAAAGATTTAAAAAATTACACAAAGAAGGTAAAATAAAACATAATCATTTTTTGGGTAAATCACATACACAAGAAAGCAAATTAAAAATTGGAATGAAAAATTCACAATATAGAGGAATAAAAAATTCACAATTTGGCACTTGTTGGATTTATCATGAATTGTTTGGCAATAAAAAGTGTAAATATGATAATTTTCCCTTGTATGTTGAACAAGGATGGTATAAAGGTAGAAAAAAGTTTTAATGCGGGTTTACATGGTTGTAACTACGGTCTCATAAGCCGATAGGAAAGGTGTTCGATTCCCTGCCCGCAACCAATTTTAATTCCGCAGAACCCGAGCTAGGTGCATGGGCGTGGCTGTTAACCACTGGTTAGCTGAGTTCGATCCTCAGATGCGGAGCCAAGTTTTGGGTGTGTTGATGCTACGGCGTGTGCATCATCGGACTGTAAATCCGATCCCACTGGGTAAACATTGTTGGTTCGACTCCAACCACACCCACCAAGGTAATGTAGCACAATGGTAGTGCAACGTCTTCATACGGCGCAGGTTGTTGGTTCGAATCCAATCATTACCACCATATGATTAATAATTTGTTATAATGTTTTTAATGCGGGAGTTCTCCTGGGAGAGGACTCAGCCTTCCAAGCTGATGGAGAGGGTTCGAATCCCTTCTCCCGCTCCAATAAATAAAAGATGATTGTTCGAGAGAGAAAGTTCTTATCAATGCCTAACTAACAAGGTATACGCCATCCATATTATTTGACTTGATAAATCAAATATGTTAAAATGGAAATTCGTTTATAGAATTTTAAACTCACGTTAGTAAACAATCATATCACGGAGCCTGAAGCGTGAAAAAATAAAAAAGGGCGTGATATATGGAGCCTTGACTACGAAAAGGTCAACCCGAATACGGTAATCGGGACTATTTCGCCCCATAAGCATAAATGGTGATGCAGTTGCCTTGTAAGCATCAGAACTGGGTTCGATTCCTAGATGGGGCACCAATTAAAACGGACATTAGCACAGCCTGGTAGTGCGCCTGCTTTGGGAGCAGGAGGTCGTAGGTTCGAACCCTACATGTCCGACCAATTAACGTAGGAGAATAATAAAATGAGTGACGGTGGTAAAGGTTCTAAACCTAGACCGTTTAGTGTCAGTAAAGATATATTTGATACTAATTGGGATAAAATATTTGGTAACAAAAAAGAAAAAACCGATTATCAAGATATTCTATCCACTGAAGATAGCATTTTAGATTCTTTTGAGAATAAAGAAACAGATAAAAATTTGGGCTGATAGTGATAACGGGAGCACAGTGGCTTTGCAAGCCTCGGGTCGGGGTTCGATTCCCCGTCGGTCCACCAGATTAAAAGTTGTTGACAAACAATAAGAAATAATGTAATATACAAAAAGTTTCGGGAAGTTTAATTTCCGTTGGGCGGCTTGCCGTCTGAGAAGGATAACTGTGGTGACACAGCCAAAGGTGCAAAGCCTACATAGCGCCGCTCGATAAAAGTCCGATTAAACAGGCCTGCTGACTATGGCGACATAGCATTCACTGATAAGACCGGTGGATGTAACAATGAAGCAAGTGTATGGGAAAGAACTTGTATCGACTGGCCCGCAAGGGAACCAGGGTGTGAGAAAAGTAACAGGTGGTGCTGACTTCCATGCAAAACCAACTTGTCAATTGGTATCAGAAAGGGTAGTGTATTTGTCCGAAGGGTCGCATCTAAGGGCTTATATGCAATGTTAGTGGTTGATGGCTTACCGTAAGGAAGACATTAATCGCAAAACATGACTGAGTATTCCGCGAGAAGAAAGGTACGTGGTGTGTTGTATTGGGTAGCTTAAAAGGTTATTCAGCAACAGAGGCAGCACATCATAGTAGGTTACAGTTATAGCACAACGGTAGTGCAACTCCCTTTTAAGGAGTCGGCTGTTGGTTCAAATCCAACTAACGATTAATAAAAACGCAAAGACTGCCTCGGTTGTATGTGAAAAACATCTAATACTTGAGTCGAAAGATAATCAAGTCTGATGTAGCTCGCAAGGCGAAATCAGTTTATGTTTTGAATGTCGTAAGGTGTTAGCGCACTTGAATGGCTCGCAAGGTCAACGGAATTAAAAACGTAGAGTAGCATACAATGTCAAGTCTACCGCCTGACTTTAAACCGCGATGTTGTTAGAAGACTGGATGACCCCTGCTTGCAAGCATCTGGTGGACGTGGGAGAAAAGCACTCGCAAGGTGCCAAATAATGCCCGAGGTTCTAACGTGTTAGGTATAGTCTCAGCCTAATTTTAAAAAATAATTTTACGTCCTTAGCTCAGTCTGAATAGAGCATTTGGCTACGAACCAAAAGGTCGGGAGTTTGAATCTCTCAGGGCGTGCCAAAAAATCTGTGATAATTTTACACGAATGTCATATAACTAAACAATATATTGCATCCATAATATAGCGGTTCTGTATAATCGGCTGATAACCGATAAGTCTTGGTTCGACTCCAAGTGGATGCACCAATGTAATGGTGGTACCAGATAATTCCGGTGTAGTTTAATGGTAGAACTTCAGCCTCCAAATCTGACTGTGGGAGTTCGATTCTCTCCACCGGAGCCAAATAATAAAAGAAAGGTGATGTATCATGCAAAAGATAGATTTAGAAGAAGTGAAACAATTTATTGAATCTCAAGGTCCTGAGACAAAAATTTATCTTGGGTGTGATTCAGAACGTTTCCGTGTGAACAACGAATGGTTTGCAGATTTTATTCTTGCAGTGGTTGTGCATATTGATGGTAACAGAGGTTGTAAAATTTTTGGTGAAGTGCAACGCGAAAGAGACTATGACCAAAAACAAAATCGCCCACGTTATCGTTTGATGACAGAAGTTTACAAAGTAAGTGAAATGTATTTGAAGTTAGCTGATGTTCTAGATGGTCGTGATGTTGAAGTTCATCTTGATATCAATCCTAATGAAATGCATGGTAGTTCTTGTGTAATCAACGAAGCAATTGGTTACATTCGTGGAACATGTAATGTTGTTCCTTTGGTTAAACCTCAAGCGTTTGCTGCTTCTTATGCAGCAGATAGATTCAAGAGTTTAGCCGCTTAATAAGGGGTGCCAAGGCTATGACAATTTATCCCTATATTGTTATCCTCAAACGGGCGAAAAATAATTTAGAAAGTCGAGCAGTCTAAATTATCCCACTTTCAGCGAGTAGGGTTGTCGCCCTATAAAAGACCTTTCGTTGGAATTTTAGGGAATTCTGATGAATGTTTGCAGGATTAGTTTAATGGTAAAACGAAACCTTGCCAAGGTTTAGTCATGAGTTCGATTCTCATATCCCGCTCCAGTTTCTATGGCGTAGATAACTCAATTGGTAGAGGCTTTGATTGTGATTCAAAGAGGTGCCAGTTCGACTCTGGTTCTGCGCCCCATGCTTCGTTAGGTAAATGGTATACCGCCCTCCTTACAAGTGGGATTAGAAAGTTCGATTCTTTCACGAAGCACCAATGCGACTTTAGCTGATGTGGTCATAGCTGCGGTCTTTGTATATAAATAATAGTGAGGAAGAAATCCTATGCTATTATGTCAACACTGTCAAAAAGAATGTAAGAATGAAAATAGTTTACGTAATCATGAAAGATTGTGTAAAGATAATCCAAATAAACAAAAACACACTGGAGGACGTAGAATTGGAACAGTAGCGTGGAATAAAGGTAAATCGCAACGTGATTATCCAAATCTATCAAGACCAAAACAAAAAGGTAAGTTATTTGGTTCTGCTTTAACGGGTCACACAGAAGAAACAAAACGAAAAATAAGCGAAAAACTATCTATTAACAATAAAGGTGGCAGGTCTAAATGGTATGTTGTATCCGGCCAAAAAGTGCAAGGCACGTGGGAAAGAGACATTGCAATAAAACTTGATGAACTTGGTGTTAAGTGGAAAAAATTAAAAACAAACCACGACATACTAAAATATATCATGGGTGAAAAAGAAAAGTCATATACACCTGATTTTTATCTTCCTGACTTTGATGTTTTTTTGGAAATAAAAGGATATTGGTGGGGTAGAGATAGAGAAAAAATGGATATTGTGTTGAAAACGTATCCAGAAAAAAACATTGTTATTGTTGAAAAAGAACAATATAAAAAGATTTTGCAGGGTGAGCTAGTCTGGTGATTCAGCGCCGGATTGAAAATCCGAAGAACTAGGTTCGATTCCTAGACCCTGTACCAAACGCATGAAGGTTCGATTCCTACAGGTCGCACCAAATATCATAAGTCATTGATTTTATTGATGAAATAGTTGTTGACAAATATAATGATTCGTGTATAATTATACATATTGAGTGAAGCCCTGGTACACCAATTGGTAGAGTGAGCGGTCTTAGAAGCCGTAAAGTGTGAGTTCGAATCTCACCCAGGGTACCAACACGCATGGCGATTGTGACACGGTGCATCTATGTCGAGGGTCGCGTCCTCCTAGACCAGTCGCCAGCCGTGTTGGTGGTAAAGAGAAGGCGCAAGCCGATGCACGCAAGATGACCACTAGGCGTTAAGTCGAACCAGTCCGTCCACCAACAACCAACACGCATGGCGATTGCTAAATCGTGGCGCAGGCCCGTAACGAAGCACTGAAAGGGCGCAGTCGCCAGCCGTGTTGGGAATGCGTAGGCTGATACGCAAGAAGTGGTTAAAACCCCGTGAGCGCTCACGCACCCGGCCCCTTAAAGCCAAAAAGGACAGAAGCCGGAGATCAGCACCGGCCCCAACAACCAACACACATGGCGATTCTGACGGCAGACGCGGTGTAGGGTCGCAACCTTACTGCGCTGTTTGAGACAAAGGCCCCTTACGCTGAGAGTCGCCAGCCGTGTTGGTAAAGAGTCTGGAGACGTAGAGAAGTCCGAGACACCTAAGGGTGGAGTAGGCATCCAAATGCTCTGGGTGGGTTCGATTCCCGCTGCCAACAATTGTTCTTTATAAATTATGCGAGAGTGGTGGAACGGTATACACAGGAGACTTAAAATCTCCCGCCGAAAGGATTGAGGGTTCGAATCCCTCCTCTCGCACCAGTTTTATGCCCTTATAGCCCAATAGGTAGAGGCAATAGTCTCAAAAACTATTAAGTGTGGGTTCGAATCTCACTAAGGGTACCAGTTTGTCCCAGTAGTTCAATTGGATAGAATATGTGCCTTCTAAGCATACGGTTGGGGGTTCGAATCCCTCCTGGGACGCCAATTACCACGATAAAAAAAACTTGACACAAAATACTAGATATGTTATAATGTCTGTAAATTGTTAATAGGAGTTTTAAAATGAGTCGTGTTCTTGATGCTAACTTGATTATGGCTGGTTCTGAGCCTAAGATTCAAGGTACGCTTTCTCAAATCGATTTGGTTAAATGTTTGAATTGGTATTCAAACAACAAAGATACCAAAACCGCTGAAAAGTGGACTATCGATTATTTCAAAAAAAATCTAAAACTTGATGTTTCCAATTTTACGAAAGATGAACCTACCAACTTTGGTTTTGTCTGTCGTATTGTTTCTAACGGTGGTGTTTTGCCTGAAGATAATCAAAAGTGGTTTGAAAACAAAATCAACACCATCAAGAAAAAAATTCAAGGTGAAAAAACAAAAAAAGCAGTAATTAAAATTGCAGATAATAAAAACGTGGTCTCTATTCAAGACCGCGTGAACGAGAAGATAAATGAAATTGCTGGTGATATCGAGGGTGCAATTGATGATATCATTCTAAGCAAATTTAAAGATATTCCTTCTCCGTATGCTATCATGCAAGATCGTGCTAAAGCAATGCACGCCAAGAAACTTTTGGAAATCTTCAAAATTAAACGTGCTGAATTTGATAGTGTTCTGAATACTAAAGACGAACAAATTAAAGAAGGTTATTCTAATTTCAACAAATCACAATTGAAAAAGCTGATTGCGTTTTGTGACCAAATCATTGAAGATTGTTTGAAGATTTCTGGCGAGTCTGTTAAGAGTCGTAAAACTCGCAAGCGCAAAGTTAAGTCTGCTGATGAGTTGGTTAAGAAACTTAATTATTGTGAATCAATTGATGAATTGAAAATTAAATCTGTTGCACCTAAAGATGTTGTGGGTGCAATTCAACTGTGGGTTTATAATGTAAAAACTCGCAAGGTTGGTTGTTATCATGCATCAGATTCTTCTGGTCTTTCTGTGAAAGGTAGTTCGATTGTTAATTACAACGAAACTAAATCTACACAAAAGAAAGTGCGTAAACCTGAAGTGACTTTGCCAGAGATTCTAAAAGGTGGTAAAGTATATCTACGAAACGCGATTGAAAACATTCGTGCTGTAGAAAGTGAATTGAATGGTCGTATCAATAAGGATACTGTTTTGTTAAGGATTGTTAAATGAAAATTGCATTAGGTTCCGATTTGCATCTTGAATTCGGTAGTTTGGTTTTAAACAATGAAGAAAACGCAAAAGTTCTAGTTTTGTCTGGTGATATTTGTGTTGAGCGTGATTTGGATAATTGGGATTTAACCAAATATGAATCTGGATTTTCTAGAAAAAAATCGGACGATATTCATCTATTCTTTCAACATGTAAATGAACAGTTTGAATATGTCATTTACGTCATGGGCAATCACGAACATTATCACGGAGATTTTGCTTATACTTATAGCGAATTAAGCAGAAAACTTAGATATTTGAAAAATGTTTATGTGCTAGAAAAACAAATTCTGAAAGTCGATGATGTTACTTTTATTGCTGGTACTCTTTGGACAGATATGAACAAAGATGACCCACTGACTTTAAAATCAATCAAAGACATGATGAATGATTTTTATGTTGTTAAAAATTCAAACAGAAAAATTAAAAAGAATATTCCTGTTTATAAGAAAGATGCAAACGGCAAAAGTGTTACTGATAAAAATGGGTATTTAATTCAAGAAGGTTTTGTTGAAAGTGAAATTGACGCAACATTTAGCCCAGAAGATGCAAGAAATGAGCATCAAAAAATGCTTGATTATATCAACATTGTAACAAGTGAAAAACACGATGAAAAATTTGTTGT